GCGTTGCCGTCCCAGTGACCGTAACCGAACCGATTGATCCAGTTGCAGATACACCCGTGACAGTGACTGGGATAGCTTCATTCCACGGGCCTTCGCCCCAAGTACCTCTACCCCATCCGTTAACAATCGCCACACTCTACTTCCTGTGTCTAGCGGTCTTCTTCGCTATCTTTTTGGGCTGCTTGGAGTGCTGCTTTCCTTTCTTTGTGTCTGCTCTTTTCTTTCTGGATGTAGCAGCATACTCCGCATCTGATAAAGCTTGTCGAGCCTTCTTCGGGAGATACCTTTCACCTGTTGCCTTTTTTCCTTGTGTTGATGGCTTGCCTGATTTAGTCCCCCAATCTTGCTTCGTCCACTTCTTCAAACTCTTTTGTGATTTCTTTAATGCCATTACTTGCCTTCTTTCTTTCTTATAGCTTCTTTTCCTTTCTTAGCTATCTCTGCCTGCTTTGGTTTTTTTGCAACCTTTGCCCTTTGTTCCAGAACAGTCAGTATTTGTATTTTTCTAGCAAATGGCTTTCTTATTCTTTTTACCTTAGCCACTGTATCTCGCGCATCCTGCACAGTTGCAAACTTTATAGGAACTGTATCTTTTGGATTTTCGTCCGTATACAAACGCCTTCCAGATCCTTTTGGTTTTTTACCCGTTCCAACCTTGGGGTCTTTAGGCATTAGCTCTTATATCCACCGCCAGCTTTTTTATATTGCTGCGCCAACATTTGGGCCTTCCTTGCGCTCCATTGGCCTGGCTTGCCGCCTTTACCGCCTGCTTTTATTTTATTAAAAAGCTTCTTTCTCATCCCAGGCTTAGTGTAATTGCCAGCCTCATTAACACGAGATTTTGTTTTACCGCCCTTTTTCATTTTAATGGGCTGCATATTTGGAGGCATATTACGCGATCCTTATGATTGCGTTGGAAGCATCTGCCGTTGGAAACTGAACAGTAAAATCTCCAGCGGTACTGGTCTTATCACCGCCAAAAGCCAAAGCACAAACCGCTTTATTAGAAGCACTGCTGTTATAGATTAGTGCTCCATTCGCCGTGATTGTTGCGCTGGAGAAGGTAAGATCTGAAAAGTCGCACAGAGCAGTAGTCCCAGATGTCGTAGGAGTTACTGAAGTCAGGTTTGAACCCCCACTAGAATAACCTGTACCACTAACCTCGTTAGTCGTAGCAAACGCCGTAGTGCTTGCACCTAATGATGCACTGCTTGTAAACAAAGCAAGTTTAAAAGTGTTACCTGTGGTAGCAGTAAAATTGTGGGTTCCAACAAGTATTTCCTGCTTAAACGAGGTACACATAGCTGTAGATATAGCCACTATAGTCTCCTTATAATATTAGCCATCTCTTGTTGGCCTTGGTTTTCTAACTCTGCTATCAAGGTTGTTCTATCACTCTTGATTGCCTCTTTCATGTAATATGAAATCTGTTGCAGCACCGCCTCTTTAAATGCTTCTGCTTGCTGGGCAATGATCGGATGGCAGTTGCCACCTATGCTCACTATTCTTTTTGTAGCCTGCTCTGCCCAAAAATCTGGATCATGTCCTATATTTTGCGTGGTTGTGACGTTAACCGCACCAACCTCAAACGAAGAAAATGACACTATTGCCTCACTTGTCTAACTGAGCCAGATCTATAATTATCTGTTGTATCATACCCCTCACCCAACTCTTTAAGCTCTTTCAGAGCCTCTTGGTATCTTGTGGCATATAGCTGCATAATATCTGGCTCACCCTTCATAAACGTATACGCTTCATAAAGACTGCCATATAGCAAACTGCTCTCTGCGTTAGTGCCTAGCCAACTCGTTCCATCTGATGACTCTGTAATTGACTGTGGCTTATAAAAATAATGAAGCTCTGCTGTTAGATTAGCGTTTGGTGTTGGCCCAACAATAAAAGTATTAGAATCAAATATTGCATAATACTTTGGTATCCCTTCTGTGGAGGCTACTGGATATGCCTCTCTAATAAAATTTACATCCTTAAATACCAAATACTCTGATCCGCTGTTGTCTATTGCCAACGAATATGGCGCTAAAAAATCAGATGGCGTTGACAAGTATTGATTTCCATCCGTTAAAGTGCCAGTTACATTCTTTCTGAAATCAGGAAGCTGAATAGATTTTAGTATCCTATCCTCTGCCTGTTTAATAATGATTGGCAAATTGTTAACGAATGTTGTCTCAGAGTTCTGCGTATAATCCTGTATCGCAGTTTTTAAGGTAGTAAATGTAAATGCCATTAGCTTGTTGTCACTCTTACTATGCCTACTTGACCCCGCATAAACACTGCGTCATTGCCAACAGGATCAAATCCAAACAAAGCTCTACTCTCTTCCATAGATTGATCAGGTCGTGGGTTACGCAATGCTTGAGGATCATCAACCCTTACTCGACCCAAGTGGAGCTGCGGTTGATCTGGACTCCATACGTCTTTACCGAATAGCAATCCAGTAGGTATACCATTCACTATCTGAGGTTTTAAATCCTTGAGCGGATACCTAAACCCAGTCAGATCGCAATAGCCATATGCGTACTTGCCATTAGCAAAACTCAAAACGTATATCCTCCTGGGGCAATGAACAGAGATGCCTTTTCTCTGCTGGAACTAGCAGCCAACTCCCACTGGGATTCGTATTCAGCTTTTAGAACAGGTATTCGATCTGTGGCTGTTGGATATTTGATAGCCAACTTATAAGCCAATCCGGCAACCAAGCATGGTAAATACCTAGCAGGCACATCCATGTTATTGCTTGCTGGCTTACCAGAGTCTTCTATTCTCTCCATGTAGTAATACGCAAAGAGATAGGTTTCCTGATCATCAGGCGTAGGCCATAAATTTATTTTAATGGCATCTGGCGTTCTTTCTACAAAATACTGCAAAGGTTTTGACTGCGTAAGCTTGTTTGATAGATGAGAGTACTGACTTATAGATATCCTAGTCATGCTCTGATCAAACTGACTATCTACATCTCCTGAGTCTGTTCTCAAAAAAGCTTCAACAATATCAAACACTTTGGCATCAAGAGTATAAGAGTTAGACCCCGCAGTTAAAGCTTGAGTTGCAAACTTTACTGTCCAAAGATTTAGACCACGGTTTTGCCATTCGAGCATTAAAAGATCAATGCTTCTTCTAGCTGTTTTGTAGTCGTAACCCGTCCTGAGTTCTAACCCTATATTCTCAAACGCCTCTTCTATTGCCTCTCCAATATCTAAGTTAAAAGCAAAAGTTCCGCTCGTAGCCATTTACTTTTTCCTTTTCTTTTTTGACAGGCCAGCCTCAGATAAAGCAATAGCAATAGCTTGCTTCCTGCTTTTTACTTTTTTGCCAGATCCTCCTGACTTGAGCTTTCCAGATTTAAACTCCTTCATAACCTTAGAAACTTTTTTTTGTTTCTTTTTAGATGGAGCGTTCTTTACTTGCTTTCCAGTCTGAGGGCGACCTATTGCCATTACTTAGATTTAGATGCTGCCTTTTTTGGAGCAGCCTTTTTAGCTGGTTCTTTCTTGGGTGCTGGGGCTAATTCTTTCAAAGCAGCTTCTGCTTCTTCTTTTGTGTATACCCCATCAACTGCAGGCACATAATCACCATCTTCATTTTTTGATCCGATCTGATATGCGTCTTCACCTGTTTTACCAAAAACACCGCTAACAAATATATCGAGTGTAGCCATAATTAATACCGCTTCCTTACTTGCATCACAATAACGTATACATCATTGTTGCTTGCATTAGTTGTTGTGAATAACACATCGCCAGTGCTTCCGCTTGATTTAGGATCTGGAATACCGAAATCGGAAAAATCCAACGTATCGGCCCAGTCTGCAGCAAGCTCCCAAGCAAAGTCATCAGTAGATGCATCAAAAAATATCTTTACCCCCATCCCTATGGTTTGATAATAAATCTTTTCGATTACAACTGATGTACACGCCGCATTGGTAATTGGCTCAACTGCAAGGGAAGATACATCAATTTTTGCTACCGCTGACTCACCAGTGCCATCACTTACGTTTGTAAAACGAAAGATGGCGGTCTTGCCGCCATCCTGTATCGTTTGCGTAGTTACCGCATCAGCCATACATTACTCCTCTAGGACGCTGCGTCGAAACCAATAACTTCGATCAAAAAGCGACCAGCCGTGTAAGTTGCATCGCCAGTGCCTTGGCTTACCAAATAAAGGTATTGATCTGCAGCGATATCCCCACCAGCTACGACAGTGCCAGCAGAAGCTGCACCAGCGTTGATGATCTGAGTTTCGGTCAAGTCACCGATTGCGGTGTCGTTAACACCCGTGCCTTCCGTAGCAGAAAACAAATCGATGTCTGTGCTTCCTCCAGCAGGAGTCTCAAGACAAGTCATCGTTACTCCAAATACTGTACCTTGGTTAGCGGCTGTAACTCTGCCGATGAACGCAACACCTGATCCGTCTTTGCCGATAATATCACCAGCAGTGTCGCCATCTTTCAAACCTGTCAGGTCAATCATAATAGTTGACTTAACAATGTTTACGTTAGTGTCAACATCGCTCTTTAGGCGAGTCACCTGAGTAACATAAACAGCCGCAGTGCCTTCAATACCGGCGCTTCCAGTTGCTTCAGTAGCCCACTTATCGCCAGACGTTACCGTTATAGCGCCAGTGGTTGCGTTCTTAGAAATCTGTTGATAGCCCTTCTCTGATCGAATCGGGCCTGTGAAAGTAGTATTAGCCATTTTTGTCTCCTGTCGTGGCTAGTGTCTATGTTCCATGTGAAACACAGTCAGGAAAAAGAAAGGGGGCTTTCGCCCCCATTCAGTTTAGCTAGATCCTGGTGATCCGTATATTCCAAGTGGATCGCTTACCCCAAATGAGTAACGCTCCCTGGATTTATATCTCACATTACCAGTATCAAAGTCTCCGTCCATTGACGTTTCCAAAGGTGTACGGTTGAAATGCTTCATACCGTTAGGAACGTCAGTGATCAGGAAGAAAGCATTGCTATCTGTCAGATAGTGATTCACCGAGAATCCTTCTGGGATTGCACCCATGTTTCGGATCGCGTTGATATCATTATCTGCAGTAGCCACTCTTTGAGTGCTTTCTAACAGTCTTTCCGCAGTAAACATAAGTGCGGGTGGAACAATCAACCTTACTGGTCTAGCAGCTATCAACAACCCTCGCTCATCAGTGAACGCAGCAATATCAATTATTGCGTTCTCTAGAGAAGTTTCATTTAAGTCTGCAGCCGTAGAAGGTCTATTACTATTCGTGCCGCCATTTACAAGAGGATGAGATGCATTAAACAAGGTAACACCATCACCTGACTGGAAAGTATCAAACCCATTGTTCAACGGATTCACTGCTTTCACTTGCTTGGTGTATGCCATAGCACGGGCCAAAGCCTTGGTATAACGTGCAGACAGTGAGTCATACAAATTATCTTCCATCGCTTCTTCCGTGATCGCAAATCCCATCGCAATCGTCTCGTGATTATACCTGGCTGTAAAACTCTCTTGCGCTGAATCATAAGAGATTGCAGAGCCTTCGTTTTTAACAGGTGCTGCCCCAAATCCTGACAGCTTCACCTCTTCCTCAAAACTACGATCTGAGGTTTCAGTCTCATAAATGAGAGTGTGCTCATCTTCGTACTTTTCATACTCCAAACCAAATAAGGCGTTAAGCCCAGGCAGGAGTTCTTTAAGCATTTGCGCTCTAGAAATTGCCATTTCTTAATCCCCCTTATACGCCAGTGGTGTTTGTGTACTGGTGGCCCACGTTAAAGAAAACGAGAGCATCAGTAAACGCATCACCGACTGTACTGTTTGGCCCCTCAACGAACTCAATGATTCGCATTGGAAGCGTGTTAGTCGTAGCGCCAGTGTCTCCAAGAGAGTTCTTGCTACGTCCGATTGAAGTAGATCCGCCAGTCTGAACAACAGCAATGTTGTTACCCAGTTCTGTTTGAGATAGAACTCCAGACGATTGCATACGCATAACAAGATTAGGATCATCAACGACATACGCCATGATGTCACTTGCAGCGGTGCTTGCTGGAAACTGTTGGTTGAAAGTTAACTGACTCGTGCTTGGGTCAGTGTAAGAGCACCCAACGAATACACCTACTGGTGTAAGCGAGCTTGTGCCTGTGTCTTTTTCTACCGTGCCAGTGTTAACGATCTTAACAAAGTCACCGTAAAAAATACCTGTGCCATACCCACTAGCAATCTTAATGTGTCGGACTTTACCTGTAAAAGAGCCACTCGCACTAAGAGTATCGGTAGGTTCAGCACCCATAGGGGTTGCAGTAGTAGCCATACGGCCTCCTTACCAAATAAGGCGAACCCCTTGCATAGGGTTAGCCTTTGCCAAAAGTTGTCCTCGTATTGCGCTCTGGCTGGAGCATAGGCATACGAGGGTCGTTTTCGCGCAAGTAGTTATTATCAACCGATTCCATTTGCTGGGATGCAACACGACGATGATGCTCATCACGAGACTTCATCTTGCCCTCTGGCGCTTTACAAAGGAGTAATCCGCCAAAGTGTACGTTGCCTACAAATCTTGTGTTCACATCAGACATAACGTGTAACTCTGGATAGTCATCTGCTTTCACAGGCTCCCATCCTTCTCTAAAAGATCTGGATACATTTGTGTTATCTGATTGACCAAGTATGTCTGTCCTAATCCATCTATGCACCCAACCAGGTCTATCATTTGGTTGAGGCAAAACAGATTGAGGAATCCATTCATCTGGTTCGCGATACTGTTCTACTTCTCGCGTTTCGTTTTCTCTAAGAGTGCGCTCTTCTGCCATAATCTACTCCTACTTAATTAGCTCAGCGTGTTTGGCATACTGTTCATTTGTTAACCCAAGTCGCTTAGCGAGAGCTACCTGAGTGGCGGTTAACCGTACTTGGCGAGGTTTTGCACCATTGTTTCGTGTGGAAGGCGCTACCACCGTCGAGGGTTGATTGGTCGTCACGGGCGCGTCACCGCCATCTGTGTCGCTTTTATCCGGCCAATCGTAATCAGGGTAGCTTTTACGCATACCCTTATCCACATAATCAAAATACTCTTGTGAATTTACCTGATGTCCATGATCTAACACCGCTTCTTCATGCAATCCATAAGCCGTAGCCGTCATTGCCTTTTTGCTGGTGTCCATGAACCAAGGGTTATTGTCAGCCCACTCCTTAGCTTCTGGAGTAAGTTGCACTTGTTGTTGTACAGACTGTTGCTGCGCGGCCTGTTGGGCCGCCTGTTGGGCGGCGACTTGCTGTTGATACTGTTGCTGAGCAGTTAACTGTGGCTGTGCCTTTTGCAAATTACCCTGATATCTTTCGATATCATTCAAATCTGTTTGAGCCTTAACCATTTTGCTCTGAGATTCAGCAATAGCGTCAGTGTCGCCTTCATCGTAAGCTTTTTTATAAGCTTCCTTCTGTGCCGCAAGCTCAGCGGTTCTGCTTTGTTTTATCTGCTCTACAAGAGCTGCCTCTCCGCGAGACAACAAAGCATCCTTTTCTTGTACTTGCGCATTAAGATTCTGAGCATACTTGACGG